ATACGGCTCGCACAGTATGCCAGCGGTTGATACAAAGAGTTTCGGCGGGAATATCAATCAATGGGCGCGGAACGAAGCCGCGAATGCCATTAGTGATATTCGGTCGGGAAGAATCACACTTTAAGGGCTGTTTTTTAATTTTTCAGGAGTTTTACCATGCCAGTCCTCGGAACAGGAATTATGCCAGCCGCAGGCGCGGTTGCCGCAGAGCTTACAGCCGTAACGCGCCGCGCATTTGTGCCTAAGTTGGTTGTCCAGACATACAACTCAACTCCGCTTTTGGCTATGCTAATGGCGAACAACCAGTCAGCATCCGGTGGCGCGTCCAGCATCACCGTTCCTGTTCAGGGTACGAATATGGTCACGACTCAAGCATCGGATTATTCCGGTACTTTCAGTCAGCCTAACGTGCAACCAGGTATCCAGAACGCTGAATTCAACATGAAGCTGTCCATCACTCCGATTCCTTTCTTGGGAATGGAGGCGGCGACACAGGTTGATTATGCTGTTGTGCCTATCATTGAAGCGCGCATGAATGATGCCGGTAACAATATTGCGTCTTTCTGGTCGCAGGCACTGTACGGCAACACCTCAAACAATCTGCAAATGATTGGTTTGCCTGGTGCTGTGGATGACTCGACCAACCTTGCGTCATACGGCAATATCAACCGTACCCAGAATGCTTTCTGGAAGTCTAAGGTTTACGCTGCTGGCTCAGTCAACCCGACTCGTCAGAATGTTCTGCAATACATCGTCGGTACAGCCAAGGCTGCCGGTGGTGAAATGCCTAACTTTGGTGTGTGCGGTTTTGGCACATGGGCGCTTCTTGCTCAAGACTTCCAAGGTCAGGAAACCTACATGGTTACACCTGGTTCTTCATTCGACCGTAGCGAAGATGGTGCTCGTTCTGGCTTCCGCGCATTAATGGTTGCTGGCGTGCCGATTTTTGCAGATATGAACTGTCCAGAAGGTACAATGTACTTCCTGAACAGCAATTACCTGAATATGTATATCCATGAGCAGGGCGCTTTCGCCTTCACTGGCTTTGAAAGTACGCTGTCAAACTGGCAGTTGGGTTATGTTGGCGCTATCGTCAATATCGCTGAACTTGTGTTGACTAAACCATCTGCTTGTGCGAGAGTTGGCGGATTCAACAGCGTTTCAATCTAATTAGGAGCATATAATGGCTTTTAACCAATTATCATTTGCCGGTCAGCCAGCACCAACCCGCGTTCTGACGATGAGTCAGAATCCTGGTCAAGTGCCTCAACTGACTAGCAACGGCACGCAAATCGTTCTTCCTGTAAATCCAGGTCAACGCTGCTTGATTCCTGCTGGTCAATTCATCGCTGGCGCTGGCCCGTATTGCGACTTGCAATTTTGGGATAATGGCTCGCAACGCTGGATTGATTACTCGATTTTCGATTCCAGCCCTACGCCGATTTCATCTGACGGCACGAATTACAGCTTCTCAAATTCGACTGGCTGCCCTATCGGTGCGGTAATCACTGCTGCCGGAACAGCGAATGCTCTGCCTGTCTCTATGTACACCCCAACAGGCGTTTGGGTTGGCGGGACATTCACGGCGCAAGCATCTCCAGCAATCACGGTTACTCCGTCTGCTGGTGGCGCGACATTCAACACCTTTATCGGCGGATCTGTATCTAATACCACGACCGCGTTCATCACGAACGGCGGCTCTGGCTATACGTTTGCTCCTAAGTTGGTTGTTGTCGCACCGGCTGCTCAAGGTTCTCAGCCTTACATTCCTGCAACAATGCAATGCACCATCTCTGGCGGCGTGATTAACGCTATCACCATGACGAATCAAGGTGCTGGTTACGTTTCTGCTCCGACAATCATGGTCTTGAATCAGCCTGGTGACTTGACTGGTAGTGGCGCGATTATCACGCCTGTAATGACCGGCGCAGGGCAAATCACGGCGGTAATTACCAACACATTCGGCTCTGCTGTTACGGCTGTTCCAACTCTGGCATTTGCAGGCTCTTCTCTGCCTGCCGGTGCTGCTGCAACTGCATTGATGAACTTCTCAATCGCTGCTGGCGGTACTGCAACTGCCGGTTCGGGTTATACTACCGGCTACAAACTGGTTGAGCTGAACAGCATTTCCACCGCAGTTGCAATTTACAACAACCCGTCCATTGAAAAGGGTATAACTAACCCTGTGTCACCTATCATCTATGGAACTGGTACAACGGTTGTTGCAATTACGGCGGCTCAGATTGTGTTTGGTGGCTACGGCCTCCAGATAGCACCAAATCTGGCTGCAATCGGTGTTGGCACTCTGGGTGGTATCGCAACAACGGCTGTCGGCGGCTCGTCTGACACTTGTAACTTGTATCCTATGTAATTTGGAAGGGCTGGTTCAAAATGCTTACAGTTACAAATCGCAATAATTTTGACTTCGATGGACGTTTCAACGGTATTGATTACCCGATACCGGCTGGAGCTACGGTTGCCGTGCCTGAAGATGCTGCACAGCATATCTTCGGGCTAGGTCAATCCGATAAAACAGACGTTCTTGTTCGTCAAGGCTGGATGCAGAACAGCGCAGGATACCTTGAAGGCATGGCGATTCTGAACAAATTTTCCTTCAACGTGGCGAATCAACTTGTCGCTGGCGAAATCGTCAGTGCGGCCACGGTGGATACCGAGCAATGTCCAGCCCCATTGCAAACTGAGGCAGTCGTGGAAGCAACCGTGTCTGACGGTGCGGAAGCAACCACGGCTGATTCAGCCTCTGCTGGTGGCGGCGGCAGCATCCTTGATGTTTTAGGCGGAGCGCAATAGTGTGGTATCGAATCCGCCTCTGCTTTCTGATTATCTCCTTGGTTTAAGGCGGTTACTGCATGATGCGACCGGTAATTACTGGTCGGATTCTGAATTAATTGATTACATAAACACGGGTCGAAGTCGAGTTGTGGCGGATACGGGGTGCAATCGCGTCCTGCAAACAATATCGACCGCAACTGGTCAGGAGACTTACCCGTATATCAATTTGCCTCAAGGCGTGAATACGTTCGATGTTCTGAACGTCACGCTTATCTGGGGTAGTACCCGCGTTCCTCTCACATATATGTCATTTACAGAATTCAATCTGAAAATGCGTGCGTGGCAATCGTTCCAGTCTCGACCAGCGGCGTTCACAATCTACGGGCAGAACACGATTTATCTTGGCCCTATACCAGACCAGATTTATGTGTGCGAAATTGACTCCGTTGTGTCGCCAATACCTCTCACGAGTACGGCGCAACAAGATATTATCCAATTCCCGTATAGCGACCCTGTAATTTACTACGCCGCATCGCTGGCTAAGTTCAAAGAACAGAGCGATTCTGAAGCGGAACGGTTCGCTAATATGTACACGGCGAAAGTTGGCGCGGCTATACGGTCGTCATTTACCCGCCGAATCACGAATCCTTACGGAAGATAGGGGGGCGCATGGCTGCGCCAAAAGAATACTCTAAAAAAGACTTGTCGCTGAGAGACTTTAGCGGCATGAACACGCAATCCGATAGAAAAATGATTGGCGAGGATGAATTCTCTTGGCTTGAGAATGTTATGCCTATTGGTCACGGAAATATGCGTGCAGTTCCCGCTCCCTCGGCTGCTTTGGCAACGCTTCCTGCTGGCGAAATTTGCTATTACATGGCTGAAGGTAACTTGCTGAACGTGTCGTATATGTTCATGTTTTGCAATTCAGGCTCTTGCTATCAGATAAATCTCACAACCTATGCAATTACGGTAGTCGGTGCTGCCGGAGTGTTCTCTGGCGTGACTACAAAAATAGCTCAATGGAAGAATGAGCGAATCTGCATCATCGACTCGATCAATGGTTATTTTGACTGGAATGGAACGGTTCTTACTGCCTACAAAGGGACATTGACTTCAATTGTCACAATAGTCAGCGGCGGCATCAATTACACGTCATCACCAACCGTCGCTCCGGCCACCGGTTCGGCAACATTCACATCGGCTATCGGTATCGGTCTGGTGACGTTAGTTGCTGCCGGAACAGGGTATGCTGCGGGCGACATTCTTACGGTGGTTGGCGGCACTAGCACGCTGGCCGGAACAATATCCGTGTCGGCGGTCGGCGCTCTGGGCGTGATTACAGGGATAAACCTGACCACTCCAGGCATTTACACGGCTGCTCCGTCAAATCCGGCATCAGTAACTGGCGGACACGGAACTGGCGCGACATTCACTTTGAATTTCAGCGTTATCAGCGTTACGGTGACGAATGTCGGGAGTGGCTACACGGTAGCTCCTGTTCTGAATGTCACTGGCGGCGGCGGCAGTCTGGCGAACGTAACAGCGAATCTCGCTTTTAACACAAGCGGTACAACGATTGCCGTTTACTCAAGCCGTGTTTGGATAGGCAATAACCGGACTGTTGTATATACCGCGCCAAGCAGTTATAACGACTTCTCGGCAGGCAATCAGGGCGGTTCGTTTGTTATGACGGATGATACTCTCCGGTCTAATATTACACGGCTATTCAGCGCGAACAGCTATCTGTACGTCATGGGAGCAAGTTCGATAAATATCATATCGAACGTGACGGTAACTAGCCCTATTACCAGTTCAACAGGTGTTATCACAAGCCCTTCCGTGACAACGTTTTCAAACACGAATATCACCCCGACTTCAGGAACGTATATGCCTGATTCGGTGCTGCCGTTCTCTCGGTCTTTGCTGTACGCTGTTGATTATGGGATTATGGGCTTAACCGGCTCTTCGCCGCAAAAAATATCAGACAATCTTGATGGATTGTTTCAGAAAGTTGATTTCACCCAGAATGTAAGTTCTGGGCTGTGTGTGATTTTCAATATTCTGTGTATGTGCTTTCTAGTTAAGTACAACGACCCAATAACAGGCTCTGCTAGGCAGATAATTCTCGTCTGCTTTAACAAGAAATGGTATGTCGCATCTCAGGTGGCTGCTGTTAATTTTATCGCTACGGCATCGCCGGATTCTGACGTTCCTGTTCTTTGGGGGACTGACGGCGTGAACTTGTACCAACTGTTCGCCAATACGCAAGGAAACGTCGCACAGACGATTTCAACGAAGCTTTGGGATATGGGTAGCCCATTGGTCACAAAGCAAGCGTTAAAGCTAGGTGTTGAGTGCATCTCGCCATTATCGCCAGCGTCCATGACAGTTAATGTTGATACAGACTACATAAGCGTTGCTTATCCGCTATCTCAGTTCAATCTGACCACATGGACAAACAGTGCGGGCGGCGCAATAACTTGGACAAATAACACTGGCGGGGCTATTATTTGGGCGGGGATTTCCGGCTACGCATTTCTGCGTAGTGACGCTAATAATGTCGGCAATTACATTGGCTTTACGTTAACTTCAAACTCACCGAATGTTGTCTATAACGGACTTCATTTGCAATACGAGGCGCGGACTCCTTGGGTCGGCGTTCCTTGGTAAAGGATAAAAAATGACAGTTCCAACAACTTTTGCGGCAGCAACAGCGGCAACCGGCGCGCAGCTTGACGGTAATTTTGCCGCTTGCGCTCAACTTAATGCGAATAATGCGTTTTCTGGAACGAATACCGTTCCTACGGCGGCGGTCGGAACTAACACTACGCAGATTGCATCTACCGCGTTTGTGCTTGCAAATAGCACAGTCGCCACAGTAATTCCAACAATTACCGCCACCGTAGCGGCAAACGCGCTAACCGTAGGCACATCAGCACAGCAATTATCATTCAGGTCAGCGACAGCCGGATCAGGCGCAATCACGACCATCACAGCAACGCCAGCCGCGTTAGTCGTACCATCAGGTGCAACACTCGGGACAATCGCTGCGACTGCCGCACGGCTGGCAATCCTCGAATTGCTGAATGCTGGCGTAGCTGAATTGGCAATTGTGAATCTTGCTGGCGGTAATCAGCTTGACGAAACGAATCTGATCACCACGACCGCGATAACTACTGGCGCAACAGCCGCTAACGTGATTTACTCAACTATTGCGCGAACTTCCGTTCCTTATCGTGTAGTTGGATTTATTGACATAACCGAGGCGGCCGCTGGAACGTGGGCGACTGCCCCATCGCTGGTTCAAGGGTGCGGTGGTCAGGCGCTAGCGGCGATGAGTTCCATCGGTTATGGACAGACGTATCAGTCCGTTGTCCGTAACGCCGCGACAAATTATTACAACACTACGGGTAGACCGATACTGTTAAGTCTTGTGCAGCCCGCAGCAAGTACATTTCAAATGACTCTGAATGGCCTTGCAATGTACTCATTTGCCACTACTTCCTCCTATGGAATGAACCATTATTTCGTAATCCCCCCCGGCGCAGTTTATTCATTCAGCTGCACTTTAGCCCCTATTGGGATTTTCGAGTTACGTTAAGGATAAATAAAATGCCAAATTACAAAGACAGCAACAATAAACTATATTTCCTTGATTCTTCCGAGCATGAATATCTCCTTCCTGCTGGCTGTGTTGAAATCTCTGATGCGGAGGCGGAAGCAATTCGTGCGGCCTCAATTATTCCTGCAACATGGATTGATAAAAGACTGTCTTTTTATCCTTCAATCCAACAACAGCTTGATATGCAATATCACGATAGGATTAACGGCACAACCGTCTGGCAGGATACAATCACAGGTATCAAACAACTAATCCCAAAGGATTAATGATGCCGCACGAAATAATCGCCCTAATCTCACCCGCTTTATTTGCTGTTCTCTGGTATCTTCTGAAACAGAAAGATGACAAACAGGCGAAGGAAATTGCCCTGCTTTTCAAAAAGCACGACGATGACGCGGAAGAGTTAAAGGCGTTGCGATTGCAGATTGCGGAAAATCACTACAAGCGAGTCGAATTGGACGCTCGGTTCGATAAGCTGGATGGCACAATCAAGACTTCATTTGATAGCCTTGGGTGCAAGCTTGAGAAGTTATCTGACGCTCTTTTAAGTCACATGACGGTGGAGACTGCGGCGGAAAATAATCGCAGAAGGTCTACCGACAAGCAAGGGTAAAAGTGGATATTAGCGTTTTCAACGATAGCGATTTCAAGTCGCCGGATGTGATGAATGACTTCCTTTTGGTTAATGAAATGAGTCATTCTTTGATAGCGATGACGCTTGAAAATCGAGGTTTGGCGGTTGATTCTTTTTTAATCGGGTCATACGAAGATGAGAATAATTGGCTTGAAATGCACAATCTTGTCCATGAACGCGAAATGACCGCGCTCGGCATAAAGCAGCCAGTGAACCTTCGTGACGTTGATATGAAAGATGAAAAACAGTGGTATGATTGGTTGCTGCAACATAGCTTAATCCATCAATACACGAATCAAGCACTAGGGCTGAAATAATGATTACATTGCAAAGAGAGTCGCTGACTCGAAATTTCATCAACGATGAGGCTATGCCTTTGTTTCGAGAGCACTGGGTCGAATGTGGTCTGTATCATCAGCAAATACCGCTATCTGTTGATCACGACTATTACACGTCGAGTGAAGAAAAGGGAATGACGTGCTGTTACACCATGCGAGACGGCGGCAGGCTTGCCGCTTATATGATCGTTTCGGCGCAGAAGCACCCGCATTACAAAGAGGACGGGTTCGCTTTTGTTGACGTTCTGTTTGTAGATAAAAAGTATCGCAAAGGAATGACGGCAATCCGGTTTATGCGATATGTCGAGCAAGAGGTAAAGAAAACCGGCGTGTCGGTTATGTCTTATCACATCAAGACTCACCACGACTATCCGGCAATATTTGAACGATTGGGCTTTAACAAGGTGGAAGTAATCTACCAAAAATGCTTTAAGGAGTAAGTTATGGGGGGCTCATGGGTAGGTTTGCGTAATGCGATTGAGGATGCGTTTGTTGTAGGAGGGAATTATTTCCTGCCAGGCTCTTCAATGCTTACAAGCCAATTGGCAAGCAAGGGTTCGCAGAAAGATTTAAGCTCAACCCTTGGTCAGGTTGCACAGATTGGCTCTGGCGTTGCTGGCGGCGAGATGGGGACTGGCTCAAACTGGAACAATTTAAGCACTGGGAATATGCAGAACATGACCAGCGGGGCTTTCGGCTTTGATAGTGCGGCAGGTATCGGCGGCAACATCACAGGCGGGGCGCAAGCTGGCGTTTCTCCTGACATTGCTCTTGGTGGCGGAACGGGCGGCGGTAGCGCGGCATCTGGTACAGGCGCTGGCAGCGGCACAGTTGACCCTGCTCTTGCTTCTGGCGGCTCTGCTGCGACATCTGTCTCACCATCTCAGCCTACTGTTGCGCCTGTTGCTGACGTATCTGGGGCTGCTCCACCAGTCGCACCGGCAACTGCGGGTACTCCTCCGGCAACGTCGCAATACTCTCTCGGCTCAAGCCCTGTTAATTCTGGACTGACTCCAGGAACGTCAACTAGCGGATTGCAGCCGACCGGATTAAGCGGTGGCGCAATTAAGCCGCCCCCTCCTCCCGCCACAACTAGCTTAATGCCTGCCTGGTTGCAGTCCGCTGGAAGTAATATTCTTGCCGGTGCTGAAAAGAACGCTGTGCCTCTGGGATTGGCTGCATTGAGCTTGAGTCAAAAACAACCTGCTCCGCAAACGCAACCATTGAGCAATCTGTCCGCGCCTCTGGCGGCAACGTCTGCTCAGTTGATAGCGAACTTCAACTCCGGTCAATTGACGGCGGCTGACTCTCAGAATATCTCTCAATGGAAGCAGCAGCAGCAAGCGTCCGTGAAACAATACTACGCGCAGGCAGGTCTTGCGGATTCTTCTATGGCTCAACAGGCTATGGCTCAGATTGACGCGCAGGCGGTTCAAATGACTCAGCAGGCGCTAAATAATTACCTGCAACAAGGCTCGTCTGTTGCTGGTGTTGCTGCTGGCCCGATGACTTCAGCCGTTACGGGACAGATTGCCCAGAATACGGAAGCTATGCAGCAACAGCAAGCGTTTATGACGGCGCTGGCAAAAATGACTTCAGGAGCATAACGAAATGGCTGACAATCAACCTGCTGCTACGCCTGCTGTTGCTGCTGCCGCGAAGGTAAAGAATCCGTCTGTGGAGGCAGGGATTAACGCAATCACTTCACCCGCTGCCGAAAAGTCGTATTACGAAGGAGTGCAAAAGAAGCAGGACGCGCTGTCGGCAAGCCAAACTGAAGGACTGAAGAAGTTCGGCGCTCGGATGGGTGATGTTGAATCTGCTCAAAAGGCGGAGCTGTCGGCAATGCCAAAAGTTGAAGCTCCGAAAGAAACGAAGTTTGACCACAAGGGCGCGTCTGAACTGAGTTCGTTGATGCTGGTGTTTGGCGCTTTGGCAGGCAGAAAGACCGCCACGCCATTGACTGCGGCTCTGGGAAATATGGCTGCGGCAATGGAAGGTCACGTTGCCGGTGACGCGGAAAGATTTGAGCGCGAAAGCAAGCAGTTCAAAGAGAATTTCGACCTCGGCATGAAGAATTACGAAAACTACATCAAAGGTCAGCAAGCGATTATCGAAAAGCACAATGGCGACCGTGCGAATATTGAGCGTGAGCAAAAGCAATTTGCGCTGGAGAATGGCGTTTCCGCTGAAATGATAGCCAATAGCGTGACGAATCATAAGGATTACCTGAATACGCTGTACAAAGCGGAAGATGGAAGGATGAAGGCAATGGATCATGCCGCCAATATATCAGAGCACGCCGAACGAATAATTAAGCTGCGTCGAGAGAATCAAGCCGTGTCGTCTGGCGGCTTTGACGATGAAACAAAAGCGTTCTGGACAAAGGTTCTTCAGTCCGGCGGTCAACTACCTTCCGGCCTGGCTAGAACGCCAGCAGGGAAGCAGCTAGTGTCAGAGGTGATGACCGGTGTTGGTCATGGGGATGTATCCCCTGAGAAAATATTGTCAAATCAAGCTGCTTTTGCCGGAGAGAAGGCTGGGCAAAGGACGGTCGGGGTAAGAGCTGCAAATATTGCTGTTTCAGGAATTGAGGCATATAAATTTGCTGATCTGGCATCAGTAGCGTCTAAAAACGTCCCTCGCGGGAAGTTTGTTCCGGCTAACAGCTTGTTACAGATTGGTGAAAGAAATTGGAGTCCAGAGCAGGCGGATTTTGTGGTGGCGAATCAATCATTGATAAATGCTTACGCTTCAGCCGTTTCAAGAAGCGGGTCAAAGACTGTTCACGACACGCAAAAAGCGGAAGAAATGCTAAATACAGCTTACAGCCATGAGATGTATCAGGCGGCTGTGGATCAAGTGAAAAAAGAACTTGCTGTTCTTTCTGAAGCTCCGCAAGAAGCCAGCAAATCATTTTCTTTAAAAGAAAAAAGAAACGAATCCGAAAGAAAAGTTTTTTCCAGCAAGCTTGATCTTGAATCTGCTATTAAATCTGGACAAATAAGGTCAGGTGATACATTTTATGATCCAGACGGAAATCCGCATAAGGTGAAATAATGGCTTACGATTTTGGCGGATTATCTGAGCCTGTTAGCACGGCTAAACCAAAATATGATTTTGGTGATCTTGCTCATCCTGAGGAAACATCTCCAGCGCAGAAACAAAAAACAGCGAAAGATATTTTTGATAGACCAGACTATTTGACAGAACTGGCCGGTGGAGTTGTTGAGCCAGCTCTAAAAATGGCGACTGGATTTCTTGCTCGTCCTGCATCCCAAGTAATGCAAATGTCGGCGGCTGCTTTTGGTGATCCTGAAGACGTTGAACACCTAAAAGGTTTTCAGGAGCACATGCAGGATTTGCTCACATATCATCCAAAAACGCAGTTAGGCGCATCGGAAGGAAATTTGCTTAACGCGATACCATCAGCTATTGGTAGCGGCATAGAAAGTCTTTTGGTAAGGCCTATGGGCGAAGCTGCTGGTGGCGAAGGAACTGCTCTCGGCGCTGGAACGGCTGAAGCAACAAGGCAGGCGCTTGGATTTGTTGGCATGAAAGGCGCTCCGGCTGTTAAGTCTTTAGCAGCCCCAGCTGCCGAAGCTGCAATGAAGGGAGCGGTGAAGGCGAAAAACTTGGCAAAAGGCACGCCAAAATCTGAAACAGCTTATCGTGGTGCGCGAGATGTAATGTCTCACGGTGAGACAGCCGGAACCACCGAGTCGAAGCTTAGTGCGGCGATAGGCGCTCTTTCCGAAGGCGCTGGAATGCCGTCTGACGTGCTGGAAAAAGGAGCAAAGGATGAGCATGCGCGTTTAACTCGCGGCAAGGCCGCTATCGAAGCGAGAGGCGAGAGAGAACACAAGGCGGCTCTTGATGCAAAATCGCGGCATTTAGGCGATGTTTACGAACACGCTGATATAGGCGCTCATCTTGAGGCTGTTGCGAATACCGTAATGACTGAGCTTGAGAAGAAGCGCAAAGACGAAGAAAAGCCAGCGCACGAAGCAATGACTCAGGCGACTACGGCGAAAGAGGCCGCCGGTGAACTGGTCGAGCACACGGACGAATTTCGCGACTTAACTAAGTTTATCGACGAAAAAACGTCGAAAGGCAAGGTTAGCGGCACGGCATCTGTCGTTATCAGCGATATGCTGAAGCAATTGCGCGCCATTGGCTCAATGTTGACCGGCATTCCGGCTGACGCGGCTAATGCGATGGCCGAAAGGAATATCCCTTCGCCTCCGCCAAAACCGAAATTGCGAAGCCTGTTAAGCGAACTGAAAAAGTCCGGTGTTGTTGAGCATTCTGTGGCGCGTGACGCGACTGGAGCTGGCAAGCTGGAGCTATCTCGCGAACACATTGGTCTTGGCAGGAAGGCTGGCTCTGAAGCGACTGGCAAGGGGCTAGGGATTGATGGTGTTGCCCGCTGGATGATGGAAAACGGCTGGCTCACGCGCGCTGAGTTTGAAGGATCTGTTGACGGCGGGGCGCAGGCCGCTCGCGACAAGATAGCGCAGTCAATCGACAAAGAAAATCCCCCTGTTCACCCTGAAGATGAAGAGGCTGCATTTGGGTATCGTAACGACCGGCAATATTGGGATGAAACGTACGGTCAGGCTGTGCAAGGTCTGACTGAGCAAACTAGGCTGCCCGCCTCGTTCGGAAGCTTGGTCGAAATGCTCCGTATGCTGAAGGAGCGAGCGAAAGGAGGGGAGGGTGTTCGTGGGTTTGATGCCATTGACGTTGAAAATGCGCGAACAATGGCTGAAAAGTTACAGGACGCTTTGGTTGCATTCCATCCTGAGTACGCTGATTACCTAAAGAACTACAGCGAGAATTCGACACGCCTTGATGCTTTCAAGGAGACGATTGGCAAGCACCTGACCGAAGGAAAAATAAACAAGGACAGTCTGCCGAAAAGTATTTTTGAGGGGGCGGACTCTCTTCGGCGCGCTATTCACATGGTTGGTGACGAATACATTCCAGCTATTCAGGAAGCTGCTAGGGCGTATGCGTCACGCGAACTTGAGGGTACGGCGCAGAAAACAGCGTCAGGCGCTCAGTTGTGGATTGAGCAGAATCGAGGATGGTTGAACGAGCCTTCGATGAAGGAGGTTAAGTCTAGCGTCCAGGCTTACGCTGACGGCTTAAAGAAAGGTGAGGATGCTCTTTCAGGCAGCGCAGAGTACGCGAAAAAGCTGCAAAAGGTTGCTGATTCTGTACTTGGTGATAAGTATCCGGATAAGCGTATGCGCGAGGTGCTGACTAGCGGCAATCCTGCTGTTATTCATAGCGTTGCTCGCGCTGTCCGCAATACTGCTGGCGGAAAGGATGCGCTTATGGGCGCGGCTCGCCAGATTCTGTCCGAGGCGAAGCCTGAAGGCATTAAAAAGCTGTTCCATGAAAGCGTCCGTCCAGCACTTGAGGAATTAAAGCTGTATTCCCCTGAAGAGATGACTCGACTTTCCGATATGGTTGACGAGGTTGATAAAGCTTTGAACACTCAGCCTATGAGCGAATCCCATCAGGCGCGTCTTATCGAGGGCGCAATCAAGCCTGAAATGAAGGCTGCAACGGTTAAAACCGTGCTTGGTGGCGTTGCTATGGGCGCTCTGGGGTGGTGGGGTGGCGGGTTGTTTCGCGATGCAGCTACGATTCTTGAGGTTATGGGTGGTGGCGGGGCGATTCTACAGCGAGGAACGTACCGGACGAAGATTACCAACTTGATAAAAGAGGTGATTGACGACCCTGAATTATCCAAACTTGCGTCAGCTCCTGAATCGGTGGAAAATAAAGCCAAGTTTATGAAGGCGTTGCAAGAAAGAGGTGTGAAGTGAGTAAAAAGGAAGAAAAAAAGGGGGTAAATCCTGAACTGGAAAAGTTCTTGAATGACCTTATGCGTAAGGCAAAAAGCGACCCTGATATGTCATTGACTGATAAAATGCGTATCGCTGACAGGGTTTTAAAGCTTGAGCAATTGAAGCAAAAGTTTGTCGATGATGAATTTGGCAGTGGTTTTCACGACGATTAATTCACACAATGGGGCTAAAAATGAATGAAGTAGAACAAGCAAGATATTTGCTGGATTTTCTGAGCGCTGCAACAAAGGTTTTGTCCGCACGTTTTGCAATGCTGCTGTCTTTGGTGCTGACGTTTGTCCTATTCGCTTGGGCGATGAGTGGTTCAAGCTCTATGCGTATCGGGATTGCCACAATTTTTGCGCTTCTCGTCTACCTGCCGACTGTTTGGCTGGATTACAGCGAGAGGAATATCAGGGCTGCAATACCACAAGGGGAATAAAATGCTTTTCTGTAAACCTGTCATCGTTTCACGCCCAACTCAAGACAATGGTCGCGATTGGGATAATCAAGACTTCGGAACAGGTCGTCCAGCGCCCGCTGCTCAGTCGCTTGATTGGAATAAGCGAGGCGGCGTTGCTATGCCTGTGCCGTTTATTCGCAATTTTCAACTGCCTGGTGCTGGCAAGCCTGGTTCTAAGGAGTAGCGATGAAGGCGGCTACTCTTACTCGCGGCACTTCCACGGATGAAGGAACGCATGGCGTTCTTTTGGTTGGTGAAGGCGTTACATTCACGACCGGCGAACTCCCATGGCGTGACAATCATCACGGTCTTTCGTGCATTCCTGTGGGGACGTATCTGTGCAAGTGGATTAATTCTCCAAAGCACGGTATGTGTTATCAAGTGCAGGGTGTTCCTGACCGCGATATGATTGAGATTCATGCCGCCAATTTCTCAGGTGATACGGTTGCTGGATGGGAGTCTGAATTGCTTGGCTGTATCGCTCTCGGAAAATCAATCGGCTTGCTAACAAATAAGTTCGGCAAGGCGCAGTTGGCGGTATTCTCATCCCGTGTCGCCATTTCTGAATTCAACAATATAATGGGCGGCGAAGATTTTATGCTGGAGGTCAAATGAGCAGCACGTTTTTGCAGGACGATAGCGGCAATGCCTCGTCGATGAGGCTTATCTTTGCTTTTACGCTGCTTTTTGTTATTCTCACATGGATGGTTATCAGCTATGAAAAGCGAATCCTTCAAGAAATTCCTTGGTCTGTTCTCAGCCTATTGGCTCTGCTTGTGTCAGGGAAAGTTGTACAGAAGCAAATCGAAGCAACAGCCAGCAGCACAACCACAACTACCGGAGAAAATTAACATGAACCCACTCGTACTGATTCAACTTTTTGGTTTTGCACAGTCCGCAATTCAAGCTCTTTCTGTTCTGTCTCACCCTCAAGCAACCGTGGCAGATAAAATGCAACTCGTTCAAGCGGTAGTTCAAGCTGGTCACAACGTAGTCACGTCAAACGGCGGAACAACTTCCGGATTTGATGAATACTGGACTCCAATGAACGCGATGGTAAGCGCGATGGTTCAAGCGCAACATCAGACACCTACGGTTTAATCATTGCTGTCGTGTAGTAATAAATAAGCCCTCTTTCGAGGGCTTATTCGCTTTCCTATTCTTTCGCGCCTTTCATTGCTCTGATTGATTCGGCAATAGAGTATTTATTGTCATCACTTGCTGCGGACTCTGCACAAACAGCAGCCTCATCGAGCGCATCGTCCCGCATCTTTGCGTCGTGGTGTTTCATCCAATCAGTCGGGGTGCATCGAATTAGTGCAGTATCGGCGATTTCGGACGCGGTGATAATGTCTTCAATGTCGCGCATATAGATTCAAGGGAATCTTCAAGCATTGCAACCTGCGCATTCAGCCGCTCAATCTCTCGTAACGCACAGTCGTAATGCCTATTTCCCCAAGTGTGACAATTTTCGGCGTGAGTTCCGACGTGAGATTCTCTATCTTGCTGCCATTTTAGACACTGTTTTAGACGCTCAATTTCCTGCACCTCCCCATCGCGAAACCTCGTCATCCCATCAAGTTGATAATTTAGGCGCTCAATCTCAGCGGCTTGATAGTCGCATTCCTGTTGGTATCTTCCCATTATTTAATCTCCTTCTGTGATGCGGATATCATGTTGATATAAACACATCGTGCTATTTCACGCTCGAATATGCTTTCACTACCTTTAATTGTATGTTTACCTGCTAACGTCATTTCATCCGTAGGCTCAACAGGCGCAAGCACGTAACTGTCAGGGATTGCGGGTACTGGGCGAGCATAAACAGGTCGAACTTTCCAATTATCTGCACCATCAACATCATAATCAACTATTGCGCAGTTAATGTGCTCGTGGCATGCCTGCTCATAACTTGCAGAAAACTCAACAGTATCACGCGAGTAAACTTCATATGAGCAAGGATTCTGACTCTTCAGCGCATCCAGCTCTGCGCGGAGGGATTCTATCTCATTGTTTAAATCATCAACAAAAACACCATTTATGCAAGCTTCGCACATTTCTACTGGACTACTCATTTTCTGCTCCAATATTTAACAGACAATTTATGGCCTCAATCGCAATAACGGAATGGCCTTCTGGGTCGGGTATTGTCTTCATAATCTCCAGCATATCGCGTAATTCAGATAAATCCGTTACGCCAATAAATCCAAACAAAGTATCAACTAACTGCGCATTATTTTTTTTCAAGTTACTTGCATTTATTTGCGGAAAGAATAAGAGCGCCTTGCGGAGTGTTGCAATCTCCTTATCTTTCGGTTCGCAGGCTGCTTTCCATTGCAGGTCAATATCGCACACCTTGCAATTTTCGTGATTGCATTCACAATGCCTTTTAATATTACTCATTTTGTACGCTCCAGTTCTGTGATAAATTCACTCATCGTATTTCCTCCCTGCGGACGAAGCGCGCTCTGAGCTGGTTGGTCTTGTGAGTGACGTACTGGTAGCCAGTGCCGAAAAACTGACACCAGGCATAATCTGAGCAGCTAGAGTGCTGCGTACCGGACCAATACCAGCGCTCTTCAAACTGCTCTTTGAGGTTGGCAAACAGCAACGATTGTTCGCGACGTGTCGGCAGATCTCCGCCCATATCTACAGCGCTTTGTTGTGCCTGGGCGAATGTCACATCGTTAGCTTGTCCGGGCAAAAGGATCACATGATGGTCAGGTTCGCCATCCTTGCCGAGATGGATTCCGGCATAGATTTCGCCTTCGTTCAACATCGGGATGTTCATTTTGTACGCTCCAATTCTAAGATAAGTGCATCAGCGTACATAACCGCGCCAAGTGCTGTTGCGCGATACCCTTCATCAAACTCTGGATTCACGCCTTCGCATTCGACTGGCGGGTTCTTGCTGATTATTGCTTGCATCGCTTCGTAAAGTTCGGTGCTAATTAATTGGCTACCGCATTGCTCAGTTGTGAACCGATTTAATCCATCCGTTTCGTGCATTACGTCACTCATCATAAACCTCTAATAAGTTGTTTCTGTTTTACTTCTTCAAGCCGATATTCAGCCCCATCCACCACATAACGCTCACCGCTCATCATCGCCATAGCCTGTGCGTTATCGGCTGTCAAAGTCTTATTCTCGTGCAGCTTGTCAACCATGTATGCACCGAAGGCATAAAAGCCGTACATGATAGCAGCCCCGAAAAGAATAAGCGCAATGGTGATGAGCGTGTCTTTGATGATTACGCGGTAGCGGAGGCGAAAGTAGTTGATCGTATGAAGGCGGGTCATTTAATCACCTCGGTATTTTGGATAGCATCTGCTATTTCGCGCAATAATTCAAAGTTTGATAGGCTGTTGACCCACTCATCAAATGAAACATGAGTAGTCATATATCCATCAGATAGCATTCTGTAGAACCATTCCTCCAAGTATTCGTCGATTCTCATTTCATCACCTCCGCAACATAAGCCACTATAAATATCAATCCCATAACGCCTATCACAAAAAACCAGTCTTCTATTTTATTTCTCCTGTTGTTGAGCAACGAATTTAAATTCCATTAAAATGCTTGGCAAGAGCGCCAAGTGAACGGGGCGCTGATTTTTTAACCTGCTTGTGATTCGCCTGCTTTATTTTGCTACACTTCTCGTGTTGTGACTGACCTTTCCCTCTGCGTTGTCCGCACACCTCACACTCGAAATTAGTCTGCCACTTCATTTAAAATTCCTCTCTGATTGAAATTGTCACGCAGGGCGTGTCGCTGTAATACTTCCGCATTGATACGCTGATTATCTGTGAGTCGTCTTTGTAGCACACCTCGTTAAGCGCGTCCTCAACACTCTTGAGCATATTCGATAAGTCCGGTTTTTTGGTGTGCCTCATCATGCCGGACAGCATTTCCGCCTTCGCCTTCTTGGATGCGCTCTTGGGTATCGGCATAAAGAACAGCAGGGACAGTCTTAACGGTGATTCTAGCGGTTCTCTGCCATTCATCGCCTCTTTACCTGCCTGCATTACAATGTCCTCGTAATTGCGCGTTTTGGCAGGCGTATAAGCCCTTGCGAATCCTCCGCGTGTCGTTACTCTAGCTCTTCCCTTTGGTACGGGCACACCTTCAACCGTAAACCCAATTTTAATCATCGATTCACCCCTTTGCACAGTTGATAAATTGCTCCCGCTGCCATTGCAGGAACCCATCCATTGCCAGTGGCTTTGAGTCCGTCCATCCCTCTGGCCACATCATCAGAATCTCTTGGCATCGCGGCGTAGTCATCCGCTGGTAGAGCCGCATCAATTGCTCTTGTAAATTGCCGTCTGCGTGATTTTTTCGTATCAATGCAAGCGGGTTGCGGAATGTCCAGGCTTTCCAAGATTGCGCTGTCGGTGTAAGCAAGTAGGAAAATCCGCGCTCGATGGTGTGCCGCTCCAATGGTCGAAGCTCGAAACACTCCCCACCGGACATCAAACCCCATTCCGGCCAAATCTCTAAGGACTGTTCCAAGTCCTCGAACAGTGAGCATTGGGCTGTTTTCCACAACAACGAGTCTCGGTCCAACTTCGCAAATGACTCGTTTTTGCTCGCTCCACAATCCTGATCTAGCACCGTCAAGACCCTTGCCTTTCCCGCACTGGCTAATGTCTTGGCACGGGAAGCCGCCGCTGATAACGTCAACATGTCCGCGCCATGGCTTTCCGTCGAATGTCCTGATGTCATCCCAGATAGGGAATTGCTCGATAACTCCGTCTCGCTGTCGGTCAAGAAGGATTCTTCTCGCTCCGGCATCAATTTCAACAGCGCAGACGGTGCGCCATCCAAGCAATCCTGCGGCCAACACGCTACCGCCCCCCCCTGCAAAAAGTGCCAGCTCATTCATTTTCCCTCCAAATATCGTTGTCGTTTGATCTGCGTGTCAATATCAACCAACTTCAAGCTGTCACACGCTGGGGTTGTGTGGTGAAGGAAAGGACGGTCTATTTTTGTCTGAAGTTGGCACAAAGCGCGCCCCTGTGCTGCGTGGTCACGCTCAACACTGTCAGTCTTATCAGACTTCCAAAAAACGCAAGTTCCGCACGTTTTAACCTTCGATTCCTTCACCGTTGAAAGGTTTTTAACCCTCTCTATCAAATCGCTTGTTCGCATTGTTTCTTGACCCATTCAATAGCCGCGCTGTATGCGTTTGCTGGCATATTCGACATTACGCCATAACGCTTGAGTAATTTTTCTTCAATCACTTTATGCCCGGATAACAGATCGTTGATTTCTGTAACTTGGTCGACAGTTATCATCTCGATAACTTCCAGTTTTGCTCCGCCACCAGCAGCCCATTCAACTATTTTCTGTCCGGATTGTTCATTTACCTGTTTATCCAGTGGGAATAAATGGCGGTGTTGTTCTTGCAACTTGATCGGTTGCGGGATGCCTGGTCGGTCTGCGGTGAAAAGAAGGCTGGTCGTCAGTTCAAACGGTAGCGCCTTTTCGCAAACTGGTATCCATCCATCAAGTCCGGTTAGCGATTGTTTAGCTTGGATAACCGTCTTCCCGTTTTCCTTAACCATTTCGATTTTTTGCTCTGCCCGGAAGCATAAAATAAGGTGCGCTTTAACCTGTAAAAGTGATTGAACCATTTTTTTGTGCGACATTTTTGGTTTTATCCATGCCGCCATTTTCACCATTTCGCGTTTTTTCCAGTCCTGCCCCGCCATGCGGTCTAGTTCGTCTTCTTGCCAGTCCAGCACCCCGCCGTCACCAGCCCATACGTGAGACATAGAATCTACAACAATAACCGGATAGCCCGCCTTATCGGCTGCGCGGATTGCCTCAATGTAATTATCAGGCCGGAACGGCGCATGGATTTCGGCATGATCGAAATTAAACTGGTCTGCATAATGAAGAGCGCGGCGTGCTTCTGTGTCGATTACAGCAAACGGCTTTCCGTTAGCGATACCTGAAGCAAGGCGCATGGCGGTAAACGTCTTTCCGCTTCCCGTGCCGCCTATTAGCCCGATAAGAAGCCCTACATTCTCGCGCTTCGCCTTTGTAAATATTACAGCCATGATATTTCCTTTAGTGCGGGAATTGCCGCGTATAAGTTATTTTATTTCGATAGCTTTGACATATATTGTTTCCGGCGCTTTGTCGAAATAACAAAAAAGCGCGGGGCATAGCCAGCCGGTTATCTTGTAATCATTGCAGATGTACCAATTACCGCCAAATTCCTCCATTAGCAACTCTATTTTAACGTCAAAATCAGGAAATTCGCTTTTTGAAAAAAGAAGGTTAAAGCCGCTTTCCGCGTTATAGATATTGGACGTTAAATAGTCAATCATTATGTCAATCCCAGACACAAATGGTTCTTTTGATAACCCAGCTTTAGTATCATCAAAAACCCACATTCCGTTATGTCGATATGGTGTTATTTGCATAATAGAATTCATTTTATTGTCCTTTCAGTTCTTCGTGGATTTTAAGAAGTTTAGCGCGGTATTCTTTGGCTATTTTTGCGGCGTTTTCATCAAGAGAACCAATTTCATCGTTGGACATTCCGATCCATTCCTCCCATGTGCGCCGCTGGCATCCGATGCGGAGCATTTTAGGCGTGCAGATTGCAATCCAAACCGGGGTTTCAATGAACTTTATTTTTCCATTTGATACATCCTCCCCGTCGACTGACTGGAGCGCGTCCAGCGTGGCAGAGCCGTAAACCACCAGATCGCCGCCGACTGACTGGAGCGCAGGCGCGTCCAGCCTGGCATAGCCGTAAACCCGCAGATCGCCGCCGACTGACTGGAGCGCAGGCGCGTCCAGCCTGGCAGAGCCGTTAACCACCAGATCGCCGCCGACTGACTGGAGCGCGTCCAGCGTGGCAGAGCCGTTAACCCGCAGATCGCCGCCGACTGACTGGAGCGCAGGCGCGTCCAGCGTGGCAGAGCCGTAAACCACCAGATCGCCGCCGACTGACTGGAGCGCGTCCAGCCTGGCATAGCCGTAAACCCGCAGATCGCCGCTGATTTCTGTCAATTTAGCGTACAAATGAGCATTGCCGCTCGTTATTTCCAGATTCCCCGTGTGTTTCATTTTATTGTCCTTTCAGTTCAGCTACACGACCAAATAAAAACGCCTCTTTACTCCACATTTTTGCGCCTTCCATTTTTTCCTCAATGTCAGCCAAAGCCCATGCGGGAGAATCGGCAATCATTATTTTTTTTGAGTATGCAGGAAATTTATCAGCGGTTAAGCAAGCCTGCCATTTTTCCCGCGCTATTTTCATTTTTTGGATGCCGATTTCCAGCATCATTTGCGATGGCTCGACAAAGTAGACTAGGTGAGGGGCTTCGATTTCCTGCACGCAAAAAACAAAGATAGCATCAGTCCCGTAAACCGCCTTTGTTCCCGCTAAATAGTGCGCGGCCTGCCCGTCATAGCCCATCCCAGTCATCCCGCGAATCCATTGTTCAGGGCTTGCGATATCCGTTGTTTTGTAGTCTATTATTAAGGTTTTATCGTGGTTTATCCAGTCTAAACGGGCGCGCATTTTCGTTCCTGCATCCGTCCAGTATAAAGACTCTTCCGGCGTGCCTTCCGTCCAGCTTTTAACGCCCAAATCATCGCATTGAGTTATTGAGTCAACCGCGTTTATAACCATAGATCGCACTTGTTCGGATTGCTTTGTAAGTAACGGTATTTTTCCCGCAGCTCTTGCATCATCACGCTCTGCCTGTGCAGCCTTGGTGCGCCAGTCGTCATAGTCGCATACATGGATAACATCCATCCCCTCAAGTAACATAGCATGTGCAGCCGTGCCAATATCGAGGCGGGATGCTTCGGCTTGTATTCGATTCGGGTTTAGCGGCGACTGTAACCAGGCATGGTAAGGCGATTTGTTTAGCACCACCTTTGCAAGGCTTGCGCTTAATCCTTCGCTGGAGTGATATTCTGCGGCTGATATTTTTTTTGAATTTTCCATGACGATCCCCTTAGATTTCTTGGTTTAGTTCATTTGTCGCTGTTTCGTATGACGCTTGATCGATTTGATCGCGTGCGGCATCGCAAATCAGTTTACCAACGGTAAAAAAGTCGTTTTTAGACATCGCTCGACCGATTTCCGCCCATTTGGTCAGTGGGATGTCATTAGCCGCGCTCATTGCGTTATATCCGGGGCGGTGCGTGATGTTTGTAGCAAGTCCAGAAGCTTTAGTTACGCCATTTGGAAGGTTAGCCCATGCGGCAAAAGTCAGGTCATCGGCTCTTTCTTTTATCGCGTCTTCCATGCTATACGGCTCTTTTTTGTTGGGTTTCATTATTCAGCTCCTTCGGTGTAGTCGTTCGGGAAAAGTTGAGCGGCGGCGGTTTCAATGCTTCCGAAATTAACGCCATGCGTGCTGTCTTGGTCACGGTCAACCCGCTGTAAAACTGCGCGGCGTTCCTCTTCCGTCAGGTCTGGGCGGATTTTTTCCACGTCCTCAACCGTCCAAGTTATATCAAGCGCATCGCCTTTGATAACGGCGGCGCGATGTTTGAGCCATGCCGCGTCCGTGGCGTGCGCAGATAGCCTTAACGCCGTCCGTATGCCCTCGGATATATTGCCGCCTCCCAAAGCCCGCGCAATCTCTACAGCCTCGTCTGGCAGGCAAACTAAACGTTTTTTGTGTTTAACCTTCATTTTATTGTCCTTTCAGTTCTTCGCGGATTTTAAGAAGTTTAGCGCGGTATTCTTTGGCTATTTTTGCGGCGTTTTCGTCCAGAGAACCAATTTCATCATCAGACATTTTTAGCCAGTCCTCCCATGTGCGCCGCTGGCATCCGATGCGGAGCATTTTAGGCGCCCAGCGTGGCAGAGCCGTAAACCCGCAGATCGCCGCTGATTTCAGTCAATTTAGCGTACAAATGAGCATTGCCGCTCGTTATTTCCAGATTCCCTGTGTGTTTCATTTTATTTCCCCTCAGCTTTATCAATGGCAATTACCGCATCAAAAAACATAGAATTCGTAGGCTTGCCGTTGTGGTTTACAATGCGCTTGAGAACGTCCAGGAGGTCAGGAGCTGCTGTTATCAGTGCGGCGATTTGATCGGCTTCCTGCGCCGTTGTCGCCTGTGTTGGCCAGCCGGTTGCAAGCTGCGTTCCGTCGATCTTATGCCGGGCTTGTATCTCGGCGATTAGGCAATTTTCTTGCCCGATGCTCACAGTATAATTAATCCAATCATCGCCGCCAAAACTGCTTTTTACAAAAATAGGTTGCCTGTTCTTGCTCGATTCGTGAATGCTCAAATTTTCCAGTTTTTGCATTTCCAACCCCTAAATTGAAAAATAAATCATCGTGGCGATAATCACCCCGGAAACAACACCCGCCACAATCTCGCCAGCCCATAAGCGCCAGTTATTGCGGATTACATAGGCCGTGCGGGTTTCGTGGCGGCGTTGAAATATTCGGCGGCTCATTTTTCGGCGATCTCGTCATAGATAAGGCCGTATAATGTATCAGTACCACACGCCGGTAGCGCGAAATAAAAATCCATGTCCATGTATGTGTAGTCCTCCGACTCCGACGGGTTTTCGCACACAAAAACGCCGTCGATCGAGTTTGCTGCAAGTTTATTTTCCATGATTTACCCCTTTAAAATTTAGCTATCAACAGCGCCAGCATCCCGGCGCTGAATTCGATGATCGTTAGGATCGCGTCCATGCTTAAAAAGTCGCGTAGACGTAATTGCCTTCGGTCGTCTGACCTACAAGATCGGTATTTGTTGACAAAAATTCTTCGATGTCGTCGCCCTCGCTCAGGCTGTAGCCTGAGCGTATGTATTTCGCGCCGTTTTCTTCGAACTCGCAGCAGATAGCAATAACATCTAGCTCGATTTCAACGCCCGAATCCTGTTCGGATTCAACAAGGTAATCAAAAAGCATGGCGCGGGCTTCACGGCTGAAATTTTCAGATCGATTAGCATCAGCAAAAGCATCTACAAAGTTTTGCTGGGTGATAGTGGTTTTCATGATGGTCTCCTAAAGTTTCCGCTGTCTCTCGCGGGTTGGTTATCGGGCTAGTTGCCCTGGCATCTGGTCTGCTGTATTGCTTACCTGATGACTGCATTATATATATATATATCAAGATATGCAACAAATAATAACAAAGTTATCCACAGTTATGTACGATTTATTTTGCGATTTATCCACAAAATCGCAAAAGTTATCAACAGAAAGGTGTTGCATCCCAGCAAGTTAATCGGTAAACTACTTTACCAATTGACTACAGGGTGGCGGGGAATGACAAAACAAGATGAGATCATGCAGGCAAAATTAAGACGCGCGGCATTGCTCGCGGATTTTATTGATAGCGGCCTGAGTCAGTATGCGTATGCAAAAAAGGCCAGACTGACAAAACAGCGGATCGGGCAGATCCTCGCCCTGGCTCGCAAGGAGGCGCTATGAGCGGCGATACACATGTAAGCGTCTGGATGCCGCTGTACATAGGCGACTATCTCAAAGACACGGGCAGGCTGTCCACGGTTGAGCACGGGGCATATCTGCTGCTGATTATGGACTACTGGACAAGCGGGCGCTTGGAAGATGACGACGAGCAGCTGGCCAGAGTCGCGCGGCTTTCCGTGGAAAAATGGCGGAAAATTAAGCCTAAAATCACCTCTTTTTTCGCCCTCGCAGAAGGCCAGTATATCCACCCAAGAATCGAGCAAGAATTACACAAGGCAAAAAAGAACGCTCTAGACGCTAAAGTCAAGGCCAGCAAGGCCGCAGCGGCACGCTGGAAAGATCATAGTAAGCAAAAATAGCAATGCTCCAAGGTATGCTCCAAGCAATGCTCCAAGGTATGCTTGAGTAATGCTCCAAGGTATGCTTGAGTAATGCCCGTCACCTTCAACATCATAAAAACCTGTTCTTCGACCATATTTTCACAGTAAACCCGCCGCCCTTTTTCCGCCCGCCCGCCTTTGACTTTGAGAGATTTATCTCTCGGACTTTGACTTTAGCAGGTCGAACAATTTACACAAAAAATCGGGCGATGTAGCGCAGCGTAATCGACGTTCTCCCGCCACTCTTTACAGGTCGCGGCCTTCACCCTGTCCGCCTCCCTTTTGCCCGTCGGTTTAACGGCGGCTTTCCAGTGGGGCGTGTGCTGCTCGTTCCGTGGTCGTGCTGCTCCTGGCTCGTCTCTCCCTCCTGCAAGCGCCTTTTCTTTCAGGTTTCAGTAACTCCTATTAACTGCGCGCATCTGCCCGCTACTCTGCCGCTTGTCGTGTAGTGGTAATAAATAACCGTGGAAGCTCCCCCCCTTCCCGCCTCCCGTCAACGGTTTAGTGTGCGCTGTCGGGCGCGTGCTGATTGCGGTGGGGCTTCTGTGGCGTGGTTGGGTCGGGTGGTCTTTGATGGGTCGGTGTGGCTGGTCGGTGGTGCATCAGTGAGTGAGACAACGAAGAGAGGTTGTAACCAGGCAGATTGGATGGAATGGACGGAAGAGAGGTGTTACTAAGTGTTGAAAGAGGACTAGCATTTGGATTTGGGGCTGCCATCGGGGGTGCCCCCCCAAGGTATCCCACCAAGAAAAAATCGGTTGTTAGTACAGGAAGTGAGTGTTTATGCGGGTTGCAGAGTGATTTGGTGTGTAAGTTTCCGGTATAAATAATTGTGTTGTCGACTACTGAAGTTTATGTTGTCGAAGTAATAGTATATTGATATTGTTAGTGTTATTCTGGTAGAATGCTGTTTCTTGCTACATATTGAGAAAGGTTTAAAAATGGAAAATACAGTGCCGAATCCGTTGTTGCTGGCGTGGATGCAGGCGATACAGCCGCAGGTTATGTTTGACGCGGGGAGTAGTGGGGTTGCCGGACAGGTTGCTGCTGGACTTGGCGCGTTGAATGCGGAGGCAGTTCCCATGGCGATACCTGCTGCTGCTGCTCCGATTGTCTCGCCGGTTGCGCGAGAGGTGTTCGTTGCTCCGAAGCCGACGAAGGCGAATCCTGATTATGATTATGACGGGTATGTTTCTAAGTACGGGAAGCCTGACCAGAGCAAGGGTCAGCACTTGACGGATGAGTACAAGTTGCCGAACCACATCACGTTCTCGACTGATAGCAGGTATCACAGTGACGAGAATAAGGGTGGAATATGGACCGAGGGGTCGAAGGACAAATGGACGTTCACCCCATCTGAGTTCAATCTGAAGAATCATAATGCGGACGCTATGGCGAAGTATTTTCACAAGTACGAGAAGAAAGGCACGTTTGTTAAGTTGCCTGACGGTCGATTAATTGAGGGGACGAAATGATGTCGGAAAATAAAGTTGGTTGTAACTTGGTGCGTCTTGTGTCGAAGCCTGACGAGCCGGAGATGAGCATTGCTGACCAGTTGCGAGATATGGCAGCGGCGATTGAGTATGATGAGAAGAAGGGGGTAAAGCAGCCCACTCGCTTTGCTTGGGTAATCTCGGCGGTTGACTATGACGCGAAGGAGACGGTGATATATTCTGGTATTTTTGGTGAGTCTCCTATGCCGAAGGAAGAATCGTATTTCTTGTTCGGTCAGGCTATGCGTGCGCTTGAGGGTGGTGATTATGAATAAGGTGATGCTGATAGGCAGGTTGGGTAAAGACCCCGAAGTTCGTTACATGGCGAACGGTGATGCTGTTGCTAATATCACGCTGGCCACTGCTGAGAAGTGGAAGGACAAGTCCGGCACGATGCAGGAGAGGACGGAGTGGCACACGTTGGTTATGTACAAGCGGTCTGCTGAGATAGCCGGACAGTATCTGGCGAAGGGTTCTCAGATATACGTTGAGGGCAAGATACAGACGCGCAAGTGGCAGGATAAGGAAGGGAAGGACAGGTACTCGACTGAGATTGTTGTCCAGTCGTTTGAAATGCTTGGAACAAAGGCGACGGTCGGCTCTGGTGATAAGCCAGCGTCACAGCAAGATCTGGAGCAAATGAGTCCATCTGCTGCTGATAATGCAAGCCTGCCGTCTGGTATTTTTGATGACGATGTGCCTTTTTAGAGGTACAATAGCGTCCTGCTGATTCATCCTGATGACGCTATTGCCCCCGATTCTAGCGCAAGATTCGGGGTATTTTTTTTGCCTGAAGGTTGTATATGTTGCAATTATCCAGTGAGATTGTATAATTATAGGCTCGTTGCTTAACTACTGAAGGGGTTGGAAATGGCACTGAAAATTTACGTTGTTAAAAATGAAGGAAGTGAGCGTTTGATTGAAGCAAAGTCGAAGTCGGAGGCGTTGTCTTTTGCGGTACGGACAACTATGGAGGTTGCACTGGCAAGCCAAAGCGATTTGGTTACGATGATTAGTGCCGGTAAGCACGTCGAGTCAGTGATTGATGCGGCAGGCGAACCAATCGAGGTTTGATTGTGGCTGACGTGCTATGGCGCTCTGACGCGAAGTCGATTGTTCACCGGATTATCTGGTTTCTTCTG